ATCGGCAGGAAGTGCCGCTGGCTCGCCAGACAACTCGACGCCGCAGTAGCGACGGCCGAGCAGGTCCAGGACGAGTCGGTGAAGCTGCTCCCGTAAGGGAGAAGGAGGCGGGGCGGCCGTGCGGGGCCGCCCCGCGCTTCCCTAAACGGGCGAGTCGGTCTGACGGCCGACCCAGGCCACGGTCGAGGCTCCCTGCGCCTCGTCGGCTATCCGCAAGTCGTAGCCCGTGCGCGCATACAGCGCTGCCGCCAGGACGCAGGCGGTCTGGATGTCCGGCGCCTGCCCGTAGACGTTCGGGTCGTCGTCCACGTTGTGCCTGATCGTGTAGCCAGCATCGAAGTGCCCTCCGACTTGCTCGACCATCGAAGCCTCCTTCTACAAATGTTTCACGCCGATGTGAATGTGGTTGAAGTGGTTGCCGCCGATGTTGGTGCGGTAGAGGATCTGGTAGCGAAGGCCGTTCGCGCTCTTCGACAACACCAGCGGCCCCTTGCCGTTGTAGGTGATCCCCAGCCGCTGCGCGATCGCCTTTGCCGCCTCGTCCATCTGCGCGGTCGAGCCGGACATGTCGTAGGCGTAGGCGTTCTTGGAGCCGAGCCAGTGATCGGAGATCAGGCCGGAGGAGGAGAGCTTCGTGTCCCGCTTCTGCGAGGTCGCCGTCAGCCCGTAGCGCTCGGCGATCTTCGCCAGGCTCGTCGCCGGGCCGTAGGTCCCGTCCCAGCTGCCGCTCGGCTCGGCCGCCTTCTCGCTCGTCGTCACCGGGTGCCCGCGCGCGTCCACCTGGGTCTGATGCTGCGCCGCCAGCGGCCTTGCGAGCGACTGCGCGAAGTCGATCGCCTTCATCATCGAGCGGAAGGAGTCCACCGCCGAGCCTCCCGCCGCCACCTTGCCGATGGCCGTGAGGGGAAGGTTGGGGGAGAGAGGGTCGAAGGAAGGGCGTGCCCTGAGCGTCCCCAGCGGTGAGGTCGCGGGCGCTGCGAAGGGGACGCGGGTGCTCGTCGGTGCGGCTGCGTTCTTCCAGCCCTTGGTGACGTTCCCCGGGTTCCCGCCCAGGTCCGAGTAGGTCTGGCTCGCGTTCTTCACCCAGTCGGCGTTCGGGTCGCCGCTGCGTGTCGTCTGTCCCCAGACGTACTTCGGGTACAGGCTGGTGAAGGAGGTGCGGCCTTCGTTCAGGTAACCGGTGCGGAGCAGCTTCGCCATCTCGTTGATCCCCTGCGCCCAGGAGGAGTAGGCCCGGCCGGGACCGATCCCCCAGGCGTTGTGAACCGCCGGGCCTGCCCCCGCCTTGCCGAGACTCGTCTCCGCGTTGGAGATCGCCACGATCAGGCGCGGATCGACCTGGTAGCGGCGCCCGGCGCGGATCAGATCGGGGACGTGCGCGGCCAGCGGGCTACCGGCCTTCGACAGGTAGTTGCGCAGCTGGCTGGCGAGGTCGGCCACTAGGGGATCAGGCCCTGGTCGTGGCCGGAGACGATCACGCGGCGGTGGACGTCGTAGAGGACGCCGCGCACACGGTTGATGTAGTCCTGCTGCTGCTGCGGCGTCATCTGGTCGGCCGGGGTCAGATCGCCCGCGTACTGCGGGTAGTACTGGCGGATCGCATCGTTGACCAGCTTCACCCGCTCGGGATTCGACATCGTGCGGATCCGCGAGGAGACGTAGTCGTAGGCTTCGAAGCCGTTGTAGACGGCCTTGATGTCGTCCGGGTTCGTCACTCCCGCCCCCGCCAAGATCTTCGGCAGCGCCTTGTAGATCGCGTCCGCCTTCTCCTGGGCCGCGGTCGTGCCCATGATCTGCCGCTGCTCCTTGTCGGCCTGGGCGCGGACCATCGCCGCGTCCACGTGCTCCGGGTCGAAGCGGACGTTGCGCGAGAGCATGTAGTTCCACCAGTCCTCCCGCTTCCAGATCTTCGACCCGCGCGACTTGCCGAGCGAGGAGGTCAGATACTTCGCGCCCGGGATCGTCGCCTCGATCAGCCCCTGCATCGTCGGCTGCCCCTGGAGAAGCTCGTTGACCTGGGGGATCGTCATCCCCGCGACCGCGTCCCTCAGCATCCCCAGGTCGCCGCGGGAAAGCGACGGCGCCGCGTTCAGCAGTGACATCACCGTCTGGAGTCCGCCCATCGGGTTCTCCGAAGAGGTGTCGATCGCCTTCCCACCTCCCGTCGGCACCAGTGAGAGGTGGCGGAGCGCTCGATGCCCGGTCGTGCCGAGCCTCGCGTAGCCGTACTTCTTCTCGAAATCAGGCTGGCCCGCCTGCTGGATCGCCGCCAGGGCGATCGGATGGTCGCGCGCGAAGGTGATCGGCCACTTGACCATCGCCCTGACCAGCGGCCAGAGGAAGAAGAAACGCGCCACCGTCTCCTTCTCGCGCTGGGAGAGGGTGTTGAAGTCGAGCAGGTCGTCGCGCGTCTTCTGCCCCAGCGTGTCGCGGAGCGCGCCCATGTTCCCCTCGCCCTTGACCAGCTTCGCCAACTCCTCGTCCGTCTTGATCCCGTAGCGGCGCGCGTAGCCCATCAGCGTGCCGACGCGGAAAGGCGTGTCCGCGACCTCGCCGTAGGCCTGCGCCACCCTCCTGGTCGTCCCGGCGATCCGCCGCTCCGCTCCCTCCATGCCTCCCTGCGGGCGCGGGTAGAAGTCCGGGATCCCCGCCTGGGCCATGATGTCCCCCGCCACCTGGGCCAGCTGGTGGTAGAGGTTCGGGTCGCGCTTCCTGAGCGCCAGCGCGCGGAAGTTGTCCCTGACCAGGGCCGAGGGATGGGTGAGGCCCTGGAGGAGCAGGTTGGCGGGGACGTTGGAGAGGACGTACCCGGCGGGGTAACCGAGGATCGTCGCCGCCCTGGCGCCCGAGTTGGCGATCCCGACCGCCGAGCCGAAGGCGCCGCCGGGCTTGCCCTGAAACGGCTTCGGCAACAGGCCGTCCACGATCTCCGGCGGTACGGCCCGTAGCTCCCCGGCCTTCCACCACTCCTCCGGCACCTGATCGGCCGGACGGGCGAAAGAGGAGGCGTAGTCGGTGAGGAAGTTGTCCATCCCCTGCCGCGTCTCCACGTTGGAGTCGAAGTCCTCCCCCGCCGCCACCATCTCGTCCATCTGCTGCGGCGACAGTTCCTGCGCGCGGCGCAGCCGCTCCGGCACGTGCTTGCCCTCCCGGTTGATCACCCACCAGCCCTGCGGCACGTCCTTCTCCGAGGCCACCGGCTTGCCGACCGCCCAGAGACCGTCCCTCGCCTCGCGCGTCTGGAGCAGGCGCAGGCGGGCGTTGACGGTGTTCAGCAGCACCTTCGGGTCGAGGTTCAGACGGCCGGACTGGTAGCGGCGGAGCAGGTTCTCGCCCTTGCGGGCGGCGATCTTCGACACCTGGGTCGCTCCGACCACCTTCCGCGAGCCTGCGGGCTGGCGCACCGGGCCTTTCAGCTGGTCGCCGAGCGATTCGAACAGCGAAGCGTGCGGGAAGTAGCCGAGCGCGTCACCCGTGCCGTAGGGGAGCAGGCCCTGCTCGCGCCAGCGGTTGACCAGGATGTTCCGCCGCTTTTCCAGCGCCGCCCCGATCCCCGCCTTCGCCTCGTCGGGAGCCATGTCCAGAATCGTGTCCCTGAACAGCTGGTCGGCCTGCTCGGAGAGCGTGACCAGCGCAGCCAGTGCGCTGTCGAAGCCCGACTTCGGGTCGGAAGCCTCGCGGATCGCGTTGTCCAGCATCCGAACCTGACGCTGGAGCAGGCGCTGGTTCTCCGAGGGTAGGCCCTCCCCCTCGGCGCCTCTGCGCCGCTTGGCGATCTCCGCGTAGGCGGCCTTCTGCTCCGCTGGCGTCCCGTCCGTCATCAGTGTCTGCGCGTGGTCGAGCAGTTCGGCGTCCGGCTGCCCGGCGACGCTGCCGCGCTCCTGCTGAACCAGCTGCGAACGGCGTTCGTGCAGGTCGCCGTGCTCCTGCAAGACCGCACGCTCTGCCTCATTGAAGACGCTCCCCTCCCCCTCCTTGCCCAGGTAGCGGTCGAGCAGGTCGCGGGCCTCCTGCGGGATCGGCTTCTTGGAGATCTCGGTGATCGACTGGTAGACCTGCCGCATCCAGACCTTCATCCGGGCGAGCAGCGGAGCCGCTTCCGGGGTCGGGGCCTTGCCCTCGCGGAAGTAGCGCTCGACCCACTTGGCGAACTTCTCGTGCTCGGTCACCGTCCACTGGTCGAGCGGCTTCTTCATCGCCGTCTCCACCCCCGCCCACTCCTGCGGGAAGCGCTGCGACAACTCGCTCACCCCGTGCCCGATCATCTCGTGCATCCAGGTCGAGACGTCCGCGTCCTGGAGCAGCGCCACCGCCCGCCGCCCGTCCGCCATCGTCCAGGAAGCACCGACCGGCACCCCGCCCGCCTGCTGGAAGAGCGCCTGCCCCTCCCGGGCGGCCTTCTTCAACTCGGGCGTGATCGTGAACTCGTGCACCTTGATCCCGCCCTCCTGCGAACGCCAGTCGCTGCCCTCGATCGTGAACTGGCCGCGCCTGGTGCTCTCGCTGACCTCGACCCCGTGCTTCTTGAAGAGGGCCTTCGTCTCCTTGGGGACGATCTCGTCGTAGAGGCCGACCAGGCCCGTCTCGTGGCTCGCATCCACGCGGTTGATCTCGTCCGGGTGAATCTCCTCGTTCTGGCGCTGGCGTTCCTCCAGTTGTGACTGATACTCGTTGTAGGCCTCATCGAAGGCCTCCTGGTCCAACTCCCAGCTGGTCGAGCGGTCGGCCTCGTTGTTCAGGTCATAGTGGAAGTCGTTCCGGTCTGAGATCCCGGTTTCGTCCAGGGCATGGTCGGCCGGGTGGTCGATCCGGCCGTCAAAGGAGTCGTAGCGCCGCTGCGGCGACTCCATCGGGTGCGCCTGGTGGGTGATCGTCCGCTCGATGTTCCCGTAGTAGGAGTCGTAGCCGTAGCTCGTGCCCTGGAAATGGATCTGGGTGACGCCGGAGGGGCGCAAGATCACCTCGTTCGCGGCGGGGTTGACCTCCGTCACCACCACCAACTGGCCTTCCAGCGGCCCGTGGTCGGCGACGAAAGCCTCCCCGACCGTCGGCTCTTCGTAGTCGCCCGTCACGTCGTCCAGCTTGTAGGCCTTGTCCATCAGCCCCGAGTCGATCGGGCTGCGAGTCTCCAGCCCGATCCCCTGCGGCCACTGCGGCGGCTGGAAGTTCCTCACCACCTCGTTGTAGGCGCGCGTGTACGAGTCGCTGTCCGGCTCGTAGACGTCGTCGCCGTAGTCGTAGGAGTCGTAGGAGTCCTCGCCGTAAGGGCGCGGGTCGTAGTGCTGGTAGCGCACCGCGTGCACGATCCCCGCATCCCAGGCCACCTTGTCCAGGCCCTCCTGCACCGCCTGCGCGACCGCGCGCTTCAACGCCAACTGGATCCACTGGGTGCCCGGATAGGGGTTGGAGGCGACCGCACGCTCCATCGTCTGCGCCTCGTTGACCCAGCGGTTGGCGCGATTCAGCCCTTTCGCCTCGATCAGGACAATCTTCTCCAGCTGCTTCCACTCAGGCGTCTCGTGCAGCAGGTCGAGTTGGCGCTGGTACTCGTTCCGTCGCAGAGTCTGCTCGTCGTAGTAGGACATCGGCCCCTGCTCTTTCACCTTCGCGTCGGCGATCCGCGTCGCCGCCTCACGTGCGTCCAGGTTCAGCTTCTGCTTCAGCGTGGAGGCGGGGCCGTCCTGATAGCCGAAAGTGCCGTAGTCCAAGCTCTGGTCTTCGGCCCCGAGCAGCTTCATCGAGCGGTCGAGCGCGTACTTGCGCGCCTGCGTCGCGTTCGCGTAGGCGTCCCTGATCCTCCCCTCCCATTCGGCCGTCGTGACGCCCTTCGGCAAGAGCTTCCCGCCCGACTTGACGTGGTCGCGCACGTGCGCGTTCCAGTCGGACTGGATCTCGTTGATGTAGAGGGTGTTCGTCTCCCGGTCGATGATGTAGCGGATGTGGACGATCGGGTTGTCGATCCCGCTCCAGTGCGTGCCGTACTGGAAGGTCTTCTTGCCTCCCAGCACGATCACCATCTCGTGGTAATCAGGGCTGTCGGGACGGGTGGTGAAGCCGCCGTAGCCCCAGCGCGCCCCACCGGCCCCGTGTGAGCGCGCACGGGTGAGGTGAAGCTCGTTGATGTTGAAGGGGGAGCGGTTGTCGATCCAGTCCAGCACCTCCTGCTTCGTGAGCTTGATCGGCTTGCCGCCCTCGCCCTCGATCGACTGCATCACCTCCAGCCAGTCGTTCAGACCGGACATCTCCAGCGCGTCCTTCTTCACGCCGGGGGCGTTCTTCAGGATCCCGATGATCTGGTCGGGCGTGGCCTGGTTCGGCATCTTCTCCACCAGCGCCTGCGCGGCAGGGTGGTAGAAGGGCGCGTCGGCCGCAGGCTGCGCGATCTGATTGATGTTCCAGTAGGTGGTGCCGCCGTTGTCCAGCTTCACGTCCACGACCTGCGCCTCCGGGTTGACCGCCACCACCTCGCCGAGCGCGTTGGAGTCGGAGCCTGAGAGAGCGATCCGCTGCCCCGGCTGGAGCGACTGGTGCTGGAGCAGGCCGACCTGCTCGGCCGGGATCGTGCGCGTCCTCCCGTAGGGAGGGGTCGCCTGCACCCTCCCCGTGGCGTCCTGGACGACCTGGGGGACGACCGGCTGGTTGGAGGCCATCTGCTCCCAGTGCTGCACCTGGACGTCGCCGTTCTCGTTCTTCGCCAGCACCACCAACGGCTCCCCGTCGGTGTCGTAGAGGATGTCGCCCGGCTGAACCGGCGGTTTCGCCGAAGCCCGGACGAGGTTCGTGTTCCAGCCCGCTCGCTGTTGAAAGAGGATGTTCGCCACCCCGTCCTCGGGTAGCGAGTTGAAGAAGCCGCCCAGGTTCTTGCCCTCCGGCGACATCAGGTAGTCGGAGGGGTCGCGGCCGGGCTTCCCCCTCGCCCAGACGCGGGCGATGTTCTTCTCCAACGCCACCGCGTCCTCGATCTGATTGGCCGTCATCGACGTCCCGTGCAGCATGTTCCGGTACTCCGCCCAGCCCGGCGCGCTCTCGTCCACCGCCAGGCCGAGGTGCTGAAGCTCCTTGTCCAGCTGCGCGATCCGCCGCTCGACCCGGATCCGGGCCTTGGTCGGGATCTCCCTCCCGCCCTCGTCCAGGATCTGCTGGAGGTCCTCGCGCGTTGCGCGCAGGCTCGCCCGGGCCGTCTCCCCGGCAGGCCCCTGGAGCGCGTAGACGAGGCCTGCTGCCCTGGCCTTCTGCTTGCCCAGATCTGCTTCCGTCCGGCGTCCGAGGATCGCCGCGATCCGCTCCCGCGGCGTGCCGCGCACGTACTTGCCGATCTCCTGCGCCGTCTGGTTGACGAGCAGGTTGGCGCGCTCGACCGCCGCGGTCTGCTGCTTCTCCATCGCCCTGACCGCCCGCGTCTGCTCCGACCAGCGACCGATGATCCGCGTGTTCGGGTCGATCCTGGCCGTGTGCGCGTCGTAGACCCTCTGCGCCGCTCTGCCGAGCGGCGTCGTGGCGAGCGGATTCGCAGCAGGCGTTGTGATCGTCCCGCCGCCCTCCACATCGGCGGTCAGCGTGCGCGGATCCATCCCGCCCTCGATCCCGTGTGCGGCGAGGTAGCCGGGGCGGTAGCTCTCGTGCCGGGCCAGCCTCGTCGCCCGGACGATCCCCATCCCCGGGTTCGCCTCCATGATGTCCTTGCTCAAAGCGGAGATCGAGCCGAGCCGGAGCGGCGCCGCGACCGCCGCGCCGACGTTGACCGTCCAGCCGACCGGATCCTGGATCAGCGCCTGCTGCGCCCGCCGCTTCGCCTTCCGCTGCTCGTGCGTGAAGGTGGTCATGTCCCCGCGCAGGAGCGCCTCCCAGCCCTTGCGGGAGTTGATGCCGACGTCGGTCATCAGGCCCTGCGCCGTCCCGACGCCGATGTCCTTCAGCACGTCGGCGGTGTGCAGGTGCCATGTCCTGCGGTCGGCCGGGATCTGGTTGCCGTGCGCGAGGTCGTAGAGGTTGCGGTACTGGTCGTAGACGTCCTCTCCGACCGCCGTCCCGAGCGCACCGATCGAGGAGGGGATGCCGGAGATCAGCCGGTTGATCCCCGCCCCCACCCTGCCCGTCTCCGCTAGCGACTTGAGCGGCGGCGTGGCGACGCTCATCTGCACCAGGCGCCCGTGGATGATCCGCTGGTGCGGCCCCAGCGTGGTCGGGTGCAGCCGCTGGTAGAGGTCCTTCTCCTGGTTCGACATGTTGGAGGCGAGCTTCTGCTGCGCCTGCTGACTGATCACCGACTTCTGCGACGCCTTGTAGAGATCGTCCCGGCGCTGCTGCGTGCGCGTGCGCTGTCGCTGGGCGAGGGTCTTGTCGGGGATGTCGGGAGTGGTGGGAAGGATCGTCCCCGTCCTGAAGGGGATCGTGGCTGGTGAGCGAGCACCCCAGGAGGTCAGGGGAGGGGAGATCGCCGATCGGAAGGAAGGCTTCGGCTGCGGGGAGACGACCTGCCGCCGAGGCCTTGGCGGGGGAGCCGGTGGCCTGACCTGCCACGGCTTGACCTGCGTCATCTTGGCCGAGAAGATCGCGGCGTCTTTCTGCGCCGCGGTCGGCTTAGGGGTCGGCGGGACCTTCCGCTTCTTGGCCGTGCCGCCGCGGTCGCCGTACACGGGCTACTTCTTCTTGACGGGCGTGTACGACTTCGGATCCCACCAGGCGTTCGGGAGGGTGCTGACGTAGGCGTAGATCAGGCTCTTCAGGTACGGCTCCGTCCAGCGCGGGATCTTGTTCAGCAGCTGCGGGCCGACCGCGTTGTAGATCTTCCTGACCAGATCAGCCTTCTTCGGCGGCATGTGCGGCGGCCTGACCGTGACCGCGCCCGTGATCTTGTTGGTGGACTTCTGCGCTCCCACCGCCTTGTCCACGAGGGCCGACATCGTCCCCATCCAGGTGTTCTCGCGGATCGTCACCTGGTTGGCGGTCAGACCCCCCGTCCCCTTCGTCTTGTCCGCCGCCGCAGCCGCCTTGTTCTGCTGCGTGTTCGCGTTCTGCTGACGGATCCGGTTCGCCACCTGAGCGTTGCGCTCCATCGCCTTGTTGTGGCGGTCGATCTCTTGCTGCTTGGCTCCTGCCGGAGTCAGGGCGCCCGTGTCCACCGGCTGCCCCTTGGGGCCGAACTTCCAGATCGTCCCGGTCGAATCGCCGAGCGTCTTCAGGATCTGCGCGTTCGTCATCCCCGCCTTGCGGTAGTAGTCCTGCACCTGGAGCGCGAAGGCGGCGGCCTCTCGCTTGTTCTTCGCGTTCGCCAGTGCGGTCGCGGCCTTCGCCGCGGCGACCGTCTGCTTGCGCTGCCAGAGCGTCTGCTGCCAGGCCTGGGCCTGCGCCTTCTCCTGGTCGGCCAGCTGCTTGGCCGCGATCTGGTTCTGCACGTCGCCCTGCTGAAGCTGACGCAGCTGGAGCAGCGCCTGCTGGATCGCGGCCGGGCGCGTGTTCTCGATGTCCAGGCCCTTCGCCTGGAGGTCGCGGATCTCCTGGTCGGTCGCGCCCAGTTGCTGGAGGGTCTGGTAGGCCACCGTGGCCGGGGCCGCATACCCGGCGATCGCAGCCTGCGCCATCCGGTTCGCAGCCTCCTGCGCCAGATCGGTGGAGGGGAGGTAGCCGCCGACGTAGTTGGCGACGTTCATCGCCGCCGGGGACTGGGAGGTGATCGTGCCGGGAGCGTTCAGGCCTGCCAGCCGCGCCCCCGCCTGCGCCGCCGCGTCCTGCGCCTGCTGGCCGACGACGCCGGTCAGGCCCTGCGCGTAACCGGCGGTCTCCTGCCCCGCCTGCGCGTAGGCCTGCTGGATCGCGCCGGGGATCCCTGCCCCGAGTTGCGCCAGGGCCTGCATCACGCCCATCCCGGCGTACTGCTGCGCTGCGCGTCGCGCGTTGTCCGCGTCGATCTGACGCTGGATCGCAGCGATTTGTGGATCGACCCCGGCGGCGGCCAGCTTGGTGGCGATCTGGAGCAGGTCCGCCCAGGAGCCGCCGCCTGCCCCCGGCGCGCTCGTCCCCGCCGTTGCGGGAGGTGCGGTGGTCGTCTTGGTGGTGGGTGCGGGCGGCTGCCATCCCGGAGGCTTCGCGTTCGGGTTCAGCCCGTGTGCCTTCGCGTAGGAGGGGTAGGTGGGGTCGCCCGGCTTGGGGGCGAACTTCGGGTTGAAGCTCGGCCCGTAGGTCTCACGCGGGTCAGGCTTGTTCGTGAAGAGGGGGTTGTAGGAAGGCCCGTAGGTCTCCGGGTTCGGCCCGGGGGCGTTCGCCATCAGCTGCGCGAACGTCTTCGCAGCCGTGTCCTTCGGGGGCTTCAGGAAGGCGAGATTCAGGGCCATCTAGCGGATGAAGCTCCCGATCGAGGAGGGAACGGAGGAGGGGGCTTTCTTCACTACCGTCGGCTTGTTCTTCAGCAGGTCGCTCAGCGTCGGCAGCTTCGGAACGGTCGGAGTCGCTACGGGCTTCGTGCCCGGGTAGGCCCAGGCTGGACCGGCCGCACCAGCGCCGGTCGGCGTCGTCTCCTTCCAGTCGCCGATGTCCACCTTGGAGTAGTCGGGGATGTAGTCGGAGAGCGAGTGCCCGTAGGGGGCGAGTGGAATGTCCATCCCCACCGTTCCCGCTGCCACCTTCCCCGGCGTGTAGTCGGAGGTGCCCGAGATCAGGCCCTGGCCCGCCTTGAACGGCTCGCCGGTCTGCGGGTCGATCCCCGCCCAGTAGCCGGTCGTCGGATCCGACCAGGGCTGGTTGATCGGCTCTCCCCAGGTCGTGTTGTCCACCGGATGCGCCGTCTGCCACTGCTGCTGCGGCGTCGGCGGGGTCGGCTTGGTGTCCGTCAGCCACTGCGGCGTGAACAGCTGCTGGATGCGACTGGCCGCGTCGGAGAGTGCCGTGAGGCGGTTGCCCTGCGCCGTGCGGACAGCGTTCGCCCAGTCGCGCCCGTAGCCTCCGAGCGCCGCCAGCAAGGACTGGGTGGCGTTGTACTGCGCCTCCTCCTGTGAATTCTGGAGCGCCTGCTGACCGCCGGTCAGGGCGCCGGAGGAGAGGATCCCTCGCGCGGCAAGCTGGGCGGCGAGATCGGTGTTCCCCTGGCCGCGCTGGCGGGTGAGGGTGGCGAGAGTCGAGTAGGGGTTCTGCTGCGCCGCAGCGATGTCGGCGGCCGTGATATCGCCGAACTGGTTGCCCCAGCTGGCGGGCGTCCCTCCGAAGCCGATGATCGCGGCCTTCGCAAGATTTGCGCGCTGGCGCGCAGCAGAAGAAGCGTCCGCCACCGCCGCCGCGTTCGCGTTGATGTAGCCCGGATCGCCCTGGAGCAGCGCTGAGTAGTCCGGGTATTCCCAGTGGCCGGTCTCCCCCGGCTGGAGACCCGCCGGGTCGGCCAGCTTCGGCAGCGTGAAGTTCCAGGGCACCGCCGCGCTGACGTCCGGGACCGTCCCGTACTCCTGGCTGACGCTGCCGCCCTGCGGCATCGGCGGGATCATCCAGGAGGGGAGCCAGGAGGGAGCCATCTAGGCTGGCGCCTCCAGCACGTCGGAGATCGTCCCGGCGCACATCGCGCAGCAGTAGACGTGCTGCTCCGTCGCCTCGCCGTACACCTCGGTGGTCACGAACGTCCAGCCAGTGCGCTCAGCGGGATCGAGTTCGTTTCCGGGGCACTGGGGGTTGTCGCACGTGATCTTCGTCACCGTTAGCGTTTCCACTGGCGACATCAACTACCTCCTGGGTCTGCTGTTGGCGTAGAAGTTGCTGGAGCTTCAGGATCTGCATCGCCTGCTGGCCGATCACCAGATGCGCGTCCTGAAGCTCGTTCTGAAGCCACTGGTTCTGCTGCGCCAGGTCCTGCATCGGGTCGGTCATGTCCCCACCGCGATCCAGTTGACCTTCACGTTGCTGCTGAAGAGCGAACCCTGGTTGCAGCGGAGGTCGAAATGGTCGAGCGAGATCGGGTCGAGGACGACCATGTCGTTGTTCTCCATGTCGATCTCCCCGTTGACGGCCACCACCGTGGCGATCGTGGTGAAGGTGGTGCCGTAGTAGATCGTCCCGTAGCCGGACGAGTTGAGCGCGACGACGGTCGAGCCGCTGGCGATCTTCGGGCCGGTGCCCGAACCGCCGCCGGGAATCGTCACGTTCGTGCGCCCGTTCCCCGAGTCGTCCGCCACCGTCACGCCGGGGCCGAGGAAGTTGATCACCCCGTGCTTCGGCAGCGGCGTGCCGGTCGCCGTGATCGTGTCGTAGCCGACGCCGTCCGGCGTTCCCCCTCCACCGCCGACGGGAGTGCCGTTGACGTAGAACCCTCCTGCCGCGTCGATCCTGCCGCCGGTCTTCAGCACCCCGGCCGACTGCCGGTAGAGCGTCGTGTCGGCTGCGGCCGTGCCGTCGCTCCAGTTCTGGACTCCGTCGGAGGTCACGTACCAGCGCCAGGAGCCTTCCGACCCCAGATGCACACCGAGCGCGGCAGCGGCGGTCGGCCTGGAGGCGAAGACGAAGTGATTCGTGTAGATCGTGTTCGCGTCCTGGCCGATCCAGTAGCCGGTCTGGCCGACGTAGGGCGGACTGGAGAGGATCCCCTCCACGTCCAGGGCGAGGTTCTTGAAGTCGAGGTTTGCGTCCGCGACGTCCGCCAAGTCCGGGTAGCGGAAGCCGTAGATCGGGGTGGTCAGCATCTAGCCGCTCCTCACTTTGTCCCAGGTCGGGGCGAGAGGCATCAGTCTCCCCATCGGGGAGGACGGCCAGGCCCCGGACGCTTTCGGCCCCCAGAAATGTCCATTGGAGGTGTCCATGTAGACGCCCCCATCGACGCCCACCGCCGCGGTCGGGTCTCCCGCCCCGCAGACGAACGAGGAGGTGCCCGAAGCACCAGTGGGGCCTGGCGGACCCTGCGGCCCCGTCGGGCCTGGAGGGCCGGTAGGCCCCACTCCTCTGCCCCCGAGGGCCAGGTTCGGGGGATCCGACTCAAGATCCTTGCGGAGCGCCGTCTTCCACTCGCCCGGCACCTCCATGTAGTCGGAGAACATCCGGTGCAGACTGTTCCGCTCACGGTCGGTGAGAGGGGTCGGGGCCTCGTCGTAGGTGACGACGCTCACGTCTTCGAAGCCTCCTCCGGGAAGGCGCGCAGGGAGATGTCGTACAGGCGCGTGTCCCTGGTCGGCACCAGCTGCGTCAGCTTCACCGCCAGCCCTTCCATCCGCCGCCGGACGATCATCTTCCGGCGCGCGTACTTGTCCGGATCGACGGCGGTGGTGCGGAACTGGCCCAGGTTGCGGTCGGGGGAGATCGGCGAAGTGACGTAATCGACCTGGAGCGCCTCCACGTCGTCGTCGCGGTCACAGACGTAGGAGAGGTGCATGTCGATCACCCGCTTGCGCCCGGGCTTGCCCGTCAGGCGATTCCAGCCGGTGGCGATCACCGGCAGCACCGGGGTCGAGTTGCCGTCGATCTGAAGCTTGGTCGTGTCGGGGTCGAAGACGTTCGACATGTCCGTGACCTGCTTGGTGGCCGCGTTGGTGCCGAACAGCTTCTCCGCGCTGCCGATCGAGAAGGCGAAGCAGGTCGCGTCGATGTTCCCGAAGGTGAAAGCGCGCCGCTGCTGCAAGTCCACGACGAAGGTGAAGGGCGTGTAAGAAGGCTGGCGGATCGTGACGACGTAGTAGTCGCGGTGAACCGCGCCCGAGATCGTGTCGGGGAGGGCGCGCTGGAAGACCTGGTGCCAGAGGTTCTGGATCCCGGCCTGGTAGGCGAGGTTCTTCACCAGGGCGCCGTCGGTGAGGAAGATCCCGCGCGAGTCGCAGAAGATCACGTTGTCGTTCCAGGGCGCGATCGAGCGCGCGTCGTAGCAGCCCGCGCGGTCGAAGAGGACGTCCTGGTTGATGTCTCCCGTCACCTGATCGGGGCTTGCGGACGAGTCGGGCGGGATCGTGCCGCGCAGACGCTCGACCGAGGAGTCGTGGAAGGCGAGCACCTGGGTGCGCTGCGCGGCCAGGCCGGTGACGGGGTAGTTGGTGTTGAAGATCGAGATCGAGTCCCAGAGGAAGTCCGGGTTGGCCGGGTCGCTCGGGTTGCCCGGCTTGGAGAAGCTGACCTGCTGCGGCTGCGCGACCGTGTTCGCCAGCACCAGCCTGTCCTTCCAGACGGTCGCGTAGCGGCCGTAGGCCCCGTTCGGGGAGGTGCCCGTCGCGCCGTCCGAGAAGACGAAGCTCGCCCCGTCCCAGTGGACGTACTTGGCGACCGTCACCCCGTCGGCGGCCGGGATGATCACCCGGTCGCGGTGGAAGACCGGGTTCTGCCTCGTCGGCGGGATCGTGGTCGAGCGCGTCGTCGCCCCGTAGGAGTCCACCGGCACCTCGCTCAGAGTCGCCGCGTTCGCCACCAGGAGCTTCGGTCCCTGGAGGAAGGGCGCGTAGATCATCCCGTCGGGCCTTGAGGGGAGGGCCGGTGACTGGTATGTCCACGCGCCCCGCTGACGGGCGCTGGCCTGTGCGGTGACCGGCACCCAGTCGATCAACTCCCAGACCGATCCGGCCGGAAGCCTGTCGCGGCCGATGTCCGAGTAGACGCCCCTGATGTCGGAGAGGAGGGGGACGAGGTCGGCCATCAGCCCATCCAGTAGCTGTCGTTGGCGTCCGAGACCAGGGTCTCGCGGCGGCGTCTGACCAGCACCGCCCCACCGCGCAGGCTCGACTTCGTCCTGATCTGGGCCAGGTTCGACCCAGGCTCGCCCATCCCCAGCTTGCCCTCGTAGAGGACGCGGTAGCGCTCGCCACGCCCTGCTCCGGCGTCCCCTTCCGCATCGGCCATGTGCCAGCAGATGTAGTTGAGGATCGCGCGGTGGAAGACCGCGGGGATGTGCCCGAACTGCGGCTCGGCAGGATCGTCGGTGTCCTCGGTCATCGGGTCGGGGAGGGGCGTGTACCAGAACTCGATTTCCTCCCCCTCGGCCCCGATCGGAGAGCCGAACTTGACCCGGTTGTGGCCCGGGAAGCAGACGCCGTCGGGGAGAAGCTCCTCGCGCGCCATCTCGGTCAGCAGGTTGCCGTTCCGCCTCACGCCGTGGAAGCGAAGCACGGTCTCGTCGATCTCGTACTCGTCCTCGCCGCCGGTCAGCTGCGCCGTCGCCGAGCGGATGTTGATCCGCGTGCGCGCGAGCAGGTCTTCGACCGCCTCGTTCGCCAGTTCCTCCATCAGAGCGGTGTCGTCCAGCTGGTCGTCGTCGGAGCCGAGCGAGACGCCGAGGATCCGCGACACGCGCACCTTCATCTGCCCCCGGTTCACGCCGCCACCAGGGTGATGTCGTCAGGCGCGACGGCGGTCACGCCAGGCTCTTTCGCCTGGAGGACGTGGTACCAGTCGCCCCATTTCGCCTGTACGTCGCCCCAGGTCGGCGCCTGCTTCACCTCCTGCCAGTCACGCTGGTGCGCGCGGACGATGTCGTCCGGCTGAACGGCGGTGAAGCTAGTCGCCACGGATCGTCTCGGTCGGGAACTTGACGGAGGGAGGGAGGATGACCCCGGTGCGCTCCTCGTAGGCGTCCATCTCGCGCATCCGCTCCACCTCGTCGGCGAGCTTGACCCGCGAGCCGATGTGGACCTCCTTCAGCGAGCCGTACTTGTTCGCCAGGTCGAGCAACTGCCGCTCGCGCATCGTGTAGCGGCAGAGGCTGCACATCTGCGGGAAGGGCCGCTCCTGCGGCTCCAGGCAGTTCATGCAGATGTAGCCCTGCTTCATCCGCACGATCGTCTCCTCGTCCACCGCGATGTTCGCCTGGATCATCAGGTCGCCCGAAGGCATCGAGACAAGCGTGTCGCCTTCGACGCAGTCGAGGATCGTGGCTGGCTTCTTCCAGCGCTCGCTCACGCGGGCACGATCTCCGCGCCGACCAGGAGCGCATCCTGCTCCGAGATCTTCGCCTCCAGCGCCTCGATCAGCACCGGGCGGCGAGCGTTCTGGCGTTCGAAGGCGAGCACCTGACGGTAGTCGTGGCCGTCCTCCTCGATCTTGGCGAACAGCTGGTCGAGGGTGCCCTGGAAGTCCATGTAGCGCGGCCAGGGCGGCGGCTCCTTCGCAGCCTCGTGAAGGCGGAAGTCGTCGTGGCCCTGCGACTCGTCCAGAAGCCGCCTCTCGACGTAGTCCTGGAAGTCCCACTCCTCGCCGCGCTGGTCAACGTGGACGCGACCGCGCCAGTGGTTCCGCACCGCCTCCTCGGTCGTGTCGTAGACCGAGACCCGCTCGATCGTCGGCACGGGCGTCACCTCGTCCTGAAGCGTCTGCTTGCCGTGCAGGGCGAACGTCCGCTCCACGAAGGAGACATCGGCGTCGGTGACCTCGTTCTGGTTGAAGTGGGCCATGAACCCCTCCTGGTCGATGATCCGGTCACCGAAGTTGGAGAAGTGCGCCCGCTCGGGAATGATCGAGATCTTGAAGCGGGCGATGTGACTGACAAAACGCATGGTTCTCCTTTGGTGGTCGGGGCGGTGACATGCGGCTCGGCCACCGCCCCGAACTTCGATCAGGTGATTCCGAAGATGATCCCGTGGCTTGCCTCGTTGCGGATCTCCCACGTGCATTCGGTCAGCCACTCCTCGCTGACACGATCCCCGCCGGGAAGCTGGCGGTTGGTGAGCAGCCGCGGCGAGGCGCCGGACAGGTTCCGGTACATGACCCGGCTCATGTCCACGACGAACAGCCAGCCGCCGTACTGCTTGAGCGTGGTCGGGAAGTCGTTCCAGTCCTTCTTGACCACGATCCCAATCTCCGTGCCGTAGACGCCGGACATGAAGGCGTCCACCTTCAGGCCCGCGACGTTCTGCGGCTCGGCACGCCAAGCAGTGCCCTGGCCTCCACGGTTGAACTTGCTGATCTCCTGTGCGGGCAGCGGCGCCGTGAAGATGACCACGTTGTCCGAGGCGTGCTGGAGAGAGGCGCGAAGGAAGGTGTCCAGCGCGTCCACCGTGATCGGCCCTGCGGAGTCGAGCCGGTTCGTGACGATGAACTCGGACAGGCCTCCGGCGAAGCCGACCGGCTCCCCCGTGTTCGGGTCCGTCTTCAGGTCGCGGGCACCCCAGAAGCCGGAGTACTCGATCGCCCGCTTCTGCTCGACGCCCTTCAGCGCCGACTCCTGGTCCGGCTCCGACTGGCCGTAGTAGTCCACCGCCCTGGCCGTGCGCGAGAAGGTCGCGCCGTGGCGGAAGATCTGGGTGTAGTTGTAGCCCAGCACTCCCGTCAGGACGAGCGTGTCGGGGAAGTCGGCGCCCTGCGGAGAGGCGTTGGACGCGATCAGCAGCGTGTCGCCGATGTTGCCCGCCTGCCCTGCCTTGACGCCGATGTTGCGGACGACGGTGAGCGTGTCGCCCGAGACGGAGGTGACGTAGAAAGCGTCGCCCCCGGCCATGTTGCGAAGAACGTCCCCCTTGCGGACACGGTTGCCATGACCGGCGTTCAGGACGACCGACGTGGCGACGTTCGTGTACGCCGTGAGGACGGTGGCGAGGCGGGGAAAATAGTCCTTCTCCCGCCAGTTGATCTTCTCCCGGGTCGCTGTCCCCGACTGAGCCTTCATCGTGAAGGTCGAGAACTGCGTCCGGTCCTCGTCGGCCATCGAGATCTCTTCGCGCATGTCGATGACCAGCGAGTCCTGAAGGACTTCCGTCGTGGCGACGGTGCCCTTCTGGATCGTGCTCATAGGGACTCCTTTCAGACCGAGACTGCGAACTCAGTTGTCTCCGCTGAAGGAGGGGGTGCAGCTACTCCGTCGGGAGTAAGGGCTGGCCCAGCTTCGCTCGGATCGCGTTCTTCTTCGCGCGGACGGCTAGCTCGGCCTCGGAGAGAGGGGTGCGAGTGCCGGTGGCCTCGGAGGAAGACACGGTTGCCGAGACTTTAGCGGCATCGGAGGCCGCTTTTCTACGGCCGCGCTCAGCCGCCTGAGCCTTGCGCCGCTGCGGAGTGGTGGTCTGGGAAGCGACCGAGTAGAGGTACTCCAGCACGTGGACCTTGCCCTGGAAGCCCTTCTCGCGGGCCGTGTCCTCCAGCCACTGCTTCTGGTCGTCATCGAGAACGCCGTTCTCCTCCAGCACCAGGCGATCCATCTCCCGCTCCATCTCCTCGTAGTCGGGATGCCTGGAAGCCAGGGTCGCACGCGCCCGAACGGCTTCGTTCTCGGCCTCCTGGGCCTGGCGATCCTGCAAGAGCGGCGCGACGGCCTGGAGGGCAAGCTGCGTAGCGAGATGGCGATTGGCGGCGTTGTTGAAGGCGAGCGCCTGACCGCGCTGATCTGGGTCGTCCATCCAGTGCGCGATGTAGATGTCGAGCGCGCGCTCGCCCCCGTTGGGGGCGTTGAGGGCAGCCATCGCCCCATGCTCCGCAGCGCCGTTGGCGACCGCCTCGGCAGCCCATTCGCTCCAGGCCTGCGGATCGAAGCCCTGCTCTTCCCCCTGCGGCTGCTGTTCCTGCTGCTGGTCCCGCTCTGCCCGCTCACGGTAGAGGCGGTCGATCGTCGCGTCCTTCTCCGCGTGGCCCCGTTCCGCCTCCTCGCGTGTCTTGTAGCGACCGAAGAAAAAGTCCTCCTGCTGCTCCTGCTCCGGCTCCTCTGGCTCAACCGGCTCCGACTCCGGCTCCTCCTCGGGAACTTCCTCGATCGGCTCGTCCGGACCCGGCGGAGAGAGCAGCCCGGCGTCCTGCATCGCCTGCTCGCGCTTGGCGCGGATCCGTAGCTCCAGCTGCGGGACGTTCAGGCCCTCTTCCCCGACCTCCTCGTAGGCCTCGTCGGGCAGGTCGGCCAGGTTCGGATCCTCTATCTCGCTACCCACGTGCTCCACCCATCCTCGATCTCCTCGTCTTCAAGTTCGACCTCTCCGTTTCGCTTCCGCTCGGCCCCCTTGGGGATGGCGATCGCGTAGCGCATCCCGCGCAGGAACCCCTTCAACTCGACCGTCTTCTCGGCGATGTCAGGCGGCGGCTCGTCCGACATCAGGATCGACCAGTGCGTCTCCGACAGCTGCTTCTCCTTCCTCAAGAGCGTCTCCTCCAGCAGCTGGAATCCCTCCTGCTTGAGCAGCCCGGAGAGCAGTTCGGCCCGGTGGCGCAGGATCCGCTCCGACTCCTCGTTCACGCAGACCTACCCGCGCCCGTCCTGGCGAGCGCCTGCTGCATCGGCGCCGAAGCCGACATGCTGACCGGAGAGGAGGGGGAGGTCGGCCCGGCGGCCAGGGAAGGATTCGTGATCCCCTGCGACGCCGTGCCGTTACTCGGCGCCATGATCTGCGGCGGCGTCGGCGGGACGGCGCCGGGCTGCCCCGACTGTCCGGCCCCCTGCGGCGCCTGAAGCTGCGGTGAAGGCGTGTCGGAGAAGTAGGTCGCCTTGTCGGTGATGCTGTAGGAGTCGAGCAGCTTCTCCCAGAAGCGGCGCAAGTTCAGCGGCTGACCGGCCTGGGCCATGATGATCGCCGACTGCACCGCCATCGTCACCAGCGCCTGACTCTCGGCGCGGCGCTCCTGGCGCAGCATCGACTCCCCGGTGACGTCCAACTCCACGTCGTAGATCCCCTGGATGTCCAACGGGCTGACCTCCAGGTAACGGCGCGTGTTGTCCGCGCCGAGGATCTCCACCAGCTTGTTCTCGCGCAGGAACTGCTGGTCGAGTTCCAGGAACATCTGCCCGATCTTCCCGAACGCCCGCTGGTACTGGGACTTGCGCCGGGCGAGGATCGCCTGGGCGATGTTGGTCACGATCGAGACGCCGGTCGCCGTGTCGGTCGGCAGCGTCTGCGACTGCGCGCCCCCGGTGAACGGAAGCCCTCCCATCACGTTCTGGATGTCGCCGCGGAGCAGGCCCTCCGCCTGGAGCGTGGAGGCCGCGGCTGCGGCGACAGCCGACATGTCCATGACCTTGACCGCGTTCGGGTCGGGGACGATCCACTGCGCCTCCGGTGCCCACTCGTACTGCTCCGGGTCATCGACATCGCCGCGGATCATCGTGATCACGTTGGCGGCGATCCTGGTCGCGTCGAGACGCAGGTTGGTCAGCGTCCAGAGCATCTCCTGCATCTGCGCCAGCCCCTCGATCACCGAGACGCCGGGGATCTGGAACAGGTCGGGGATCGCCGAGCAGATCACGAACGGCTTGCGCCCGTGCGTGAAGGGATTGAAGTCGTTGCGGAGCAACACCGAGCCGTTCGCAACCGTGACCACCTTGTCGTCCGTCCAAAGCTCAACGATCTCGACCAGGCCGCGCGTGCGGTCGATGTTCCGTAGCCGCCGCTCGCGCTCCATCACCGGGTCGGTGGTCTGCGGCGTCTCGTCCATGTGCGTCTCTCTGACGTACTTGACGTTCTTGTAGACGCCGAGCGCCTCCAGCTTCTCCAGAGTGTCGTAGGTGACGTAGGTGCGGTCGATCACCCAGGGGGCCGTGTCGATCGAGGTCGCCGACTCCGGGTACATGAAGTCGCGCACGTCCCTGACCTCCAGGGTCGGGTCGTCGCGGAGCAGGACGAGATCGGTCGTCTCCTCCAGCGAGTTGGCGATGTCGATCGTGCCGCCCGTCTCGTCGTACATCAGCGAAGGAGTCTCGTCCAGGTAGTGGTGCGAGACCTCCTTCTTCAGCCAGAAGACCTTCCCGACCGTGAACCCGGCGATCAGGTCCTGGTGGGAGAAGGGGCCTGCCTTCTCCGCGAACTGATCGACCCGCATCTGGTGAGTGAGCAGGTAGGAGGCGATATCGGCGCCGTCGGCAGCCATCATCGCCTCGGCGGCGGTCATCTCCGGGAGCGCCCTCGGGGTGACCGTCCAGAGCGGGTTCTCCTCCTCCAGCGAGGAGAGCATCCCTTCCACGATGTTGATCAGATAGGGAGGATGCTGCTGGGAGCGCCAGCCCGGAGGCTTGCTACTCCCCGAGGGGAGCATCCCCCGCCAGGCCTCGTAGCGCTTCTCGACCTTGCGGGCGAAAGTGTTGTGCCAGCGCCGGGCTTCATCGACGCAACGAATGACCTCTTCGATCGCCGCCTTGTCCTTCTGCGGCGGGTTGTAGGAAGGGGGCGTCTTCGCCATCAGTAGCCGCCCTGGCCGCCTCCACCGCCCCCGCCGCCGCCGTTGCCAGGAGACAGTGCGCCACCGGCAGCGCCGCTGAGGGCCTTGCGAGCAGCTGGGCTGCCTCCGGAGAGTTGGTCGGACATCTTCTCGTTCGACGCCTTCAGCTGCTGCGCCATCGTGGACATTTTCTCGGCGATCAGCTTGTCCTGCTCGCTGAGGGTGCCGATCGACATGTAGTCGTCAATCGCGCTGAGGACGTTGTCGAGCGCCTCCGGCTCCGACAGCTGCTGGCTCTGGTCGGGCGGGCCGCCCTGGTCGGCGGCGAACTGGCCGGACTGATCAGGCGGAAGGCCCTGGTCGGGGGGGAGACCGGATTGATCGGGCGGCATCCCGGACTGATCGGGCGGCAGCGGCCCCGCACCGCCCAGCAGGGCGGCGAGGCCCGGGGGAGGAGGGCCAGGAGGGCCGACGGGAGGGGCAAGGCCCCCGGGTGCAGCACGTCCTGCGATCAGATCCATCGCCATCGTTGCCTCCTTAGGCTCGGACTTCGTGCGCGTACATCGAGTCTCTCCAGCGCTGTTTCTGCGGCTTGCGGCGGCGCTTGCGTTCGTGGTGACCATACAGTCGGTACATCTCAAGCGAAACCCCGGCGGCCATCACGCGGTCGTCGTTGCAGCCGTCGAGAGCGCGCGGCGAGGGTCGCGTTTCCCGCTTGGAGAACGTCCGTAGCTCCGAGTCGAGGTCGGGGCTGATCCAGGGGCAAAGCTCGTCCCGGATCCACTCCTCCAGCTGCGCGATCACGAGCGGCCTGGTGGACTGGTTCATCGGGAAGCCGTAGCCCTCACGGTCGTCCGGGTTGGTCGTCTCCTCGAAACCGATCCGGTGCCGGTACATCTTCGCGTAGGGCGTGCGGCCCTTGATCACCGTCCGCATCGAGACGACCGTCGTGCGCCCGTAGCCGCCCTGCGTCTCGACCGCGACCAGCGCGTCGTGATAGCGGCGCCCCATGAAGTACAGCTGCACGCCGAACAGATCCTCCTCGATCTTGCCGTGGAACTCGGCCACCCATTTGCCGTTCGTCAGGTCGATCACGTAGGCGGCCGAGAAGTCGTCCCCAGAACCGGTGGCGACGTCCGCGGCGATCGCGTAGCCGTGCCCCTCCTGCGGCTCCTCGTAGACCCGCCAGAAACCGTGCTTGCCCTTCTTGACCGTGGCGAAGCCCGGCTTGTCGAGGAAGTCCATCCGGTAGAGGAACTTGCGCTTCTCCTTCCGCCAGCGCTGCTGGTACTCGTTCAGCTTCTCCAGGTCGAACCAGCAGCGGCCGGAGGAGATGAAGCCCTCCTCGGGGTTGCGCGGGTACATCTCGGCCCGGTCGCTCGGCGGCAGTCTGCGCGCCCGGGTCTCGTACCAGGTCTGATCGCGGTCGGGGTGGGTGAAGACGCTGAAGAAGCGCTTGTCGATCCCCATCGAGTCGGAGTTGACCCAGAGGTAGTGGAAGAAGTTCCCCTGCGCCTCGCCCTCGGTGTCCTCGGAGGAGACGCCGTTGGCGGTCGAGATGATGATCGCCCTGCCACCTCCGTCGATGATCGGGAAGGCCGCCTTCCAGGACTCGCGGGCGAAGTCCTGACGGGCAAACTCGTCCAGGATCACCAGCGCCGCCGTCTCCCCGTGGCCCGCCTTGGGCGTTGAGGGGAGAGCGAGGATGGAGGAGCGCTTGTTGGTGGTGGGGTCGAGCCACTCGATCTCCTGCGAGGGAGCGCCTCCGCGCGAAGGCTTGATCAGTTGCACGTGCTCGCGGAGGTGCTCGGGCAGGGAGAGGTACATCCCCCAGACGCGGGCGATCACCTTCTGCGCCTCCTCCAGGTTGATCGAGATGATCAGCACCCTGGTGCCGGGCCGGTAGAGCGCCAGCCAGAGGCCGTAGCCCGCGGCGAGCCAGGTGACGCCGATCTGGCGAGCCTTGTACTCCAGCGAGACCTCCTGCGCTTGCCAGTCATCGAGCACCTGGCGGTGCCAGAACCACTTGCCAGGCCCGCCTTCCAGGTTGATCGAGTGACGCTCCTCCTCGGTCAGGAGGTCGAAGTCGAACTCCTCGCCGGTCTTCGCATCGACGCAGTGCATGAACTGCATCAGGAAGGCCGCGTGCTCCTTCGCACGCCTCCGGCGTAGGAAGCGGAGGGCGCGGATCCGCTCGGCCTCCTCGTAGATCGCCGGGGCTGCGGTCGTCATCCGATCCGATTATGCTCTGCCGATCTTGACAACGAGGGCCGCGTCGCTGGTGTGAGCGGCCCGCCGTAGCAAGGAGGACACCCGTGTGAAAGCCCTCGCCGCCTTGGCGGGCGCGCTCGCGTTCCTACTCGCTCCCCAGCAAGCAGGATCTGGAACATACCGAGCCGCCGATTACGTCACCAGAGGACTGCTCTGCATCCACCGCTACGAAGGAGCCTGGACGGCAAACACCGGCAACGGCTACTACGGCGGCTTGCAGATGGACATCTCGTTCCAACGCTCCTACGGGGGCGCGTACTTCCGACGCTGGGGCTACGCCCACCACTGGCCGGTCTGGGCGCAGCTACAAGCTGGACGCAACGGCTACCGAGCGCGAGGCTGGTATCCGTGGCCGAACACGGCCAGGATGTGCGGCCTGATCTAGGCGGTTTTCACGTGGAAAGGGGCGCGGCCCTCCACTAAGCCGCGCCCCGATCGAGCCTAACGCCCGAACTGCCCCCGCTCGACAAACCTGTCCGCCGCGGCGGGGCCGAGCGAGTGGTAGAGCGCCCGCACGAAGTTCGGGTACGACCATGACTGCCCCACGGAATTCGGCGGCAAGCCGAGGGCCTTGCTCAGCCCCGGCAGCGAGTAGTTCGAATAGGCGTCTGCGCCAGCTTCGAAGCGGCGACGCGGAAACACACGCGGCTGGTTCGTGTGTGCGTACTCGTGCGCCAGCACCCGCAGCCCCTCCCCTCGCCCCGGGCTGCGAGACCAGTCAGGCCCCATCATCGCCAGAGGCCCCCGACGCAGGTCTTGCACCACCTTCGGAGACAGGTAGACGCTGCGATTCGCCCAGGGCTGGAAGCCGGAGTTGAACGGCCCCATGTCCTGCATGTAGACCGGCGGCGGCGTGCCGCGAAGATGGAGCGCCCGCCAGACGTTCGCCAGCACGGGGTCGTGCAGACGAACAGGTGCCGAAGGAGGGCCGATCGTGAAGTCGGCCTTCTTCCCCTTCGGCAGAGGCGGGACTCGCGCCAACTAGTTGCCCCAGCCGTTGAAGACGGCGATCACCACGCAGACGGCGATCACTGCCAGTGCGATGTCTCCGAGCGAGACGACACGGTTCATTTCGTCCTCCTCGTCCTCCGCTTGCGCTTGCCGTGCTTCAGCGTTCCCGCCGCTGCCGCGTTACTGATCGCCGCGGCCGAACTCTTCGACAGCCCCTTCTGCCGCAAGTCCTCGTACATGGCGGGCTTCTTGATCGAGGCGTACTTCTTGCCGGGCATCAGCGCTTCCCCTTGTAAGGCTTGCCGGTGCGCCTGGAGATCTCAGCCTCCAGCCTCGTCTCGGCGGCCGTCTTCCGCTTCGTCTTCTCCAGCGCCGCCTCGCGCTTCTTCAGGGTCGCGGTCGAGACCTTCTTCTTGCTGCCGCTCTTCCCGAACGGAGGCGCCTGCTTGCCGCCGAAGTTGCTGGTCTTCCCGGCCATCACTTCACCCTCTTCAGGCGCGGGTTCGCCTTCTTCGCCTTCGCCGAGGCCTTGCGCGTCGAGGCGGCCAAGATCGCTCCGGCCCGAGCCTGCGATACGCCCTGCTGCTTGGCGATCTTCGACTGGACGCTCTTGAAGCCGGGATGCTTCTTCGCCATCTGCTCCTCCTCTAGTAGTCGGCCGAGGCCCTTGCGACCTCCACCCAGTTCGCCCCGTTCCAGTGGAAGCGGATGAAGCGGCGCTTGGTCGAGGCCGGGTTGGTGAACGCGCCGCCGACGAGCAGGAAGACCGCGTTCCAGGTGATCGTTCCCATCGTGCCGCCCGAGGAGTTGGTGACCTCGATCGTCAACTCGTCCGTGTGGGTCGCGTCCGGGGGGTTGGTGGGGGCGTTGATCGTGAAGGCTGTCGTGTTCGTCGGTGTGACCTTCTGCCACACCCCGGCCCCCGCGTCGGGCGTGATCGAGGCGGAGTAGGCGGGCGTCGCCAGTCCGCGCCGGACTGCCCCGTCGGCCTGCATCACCTTGGCGGCCGTCCGGTAGAGAGGCGTGTCCCCGGTAAAGTTGAGCGGCTGGTTCAACTGCACGATCGCGGAGCCGATCGACACCACCATCGTCTCGCCGATCGCGTAGTAGATGTTGCCGCCCGTGGCGGCGTTCATGTACCAGGAGGTGCTGGTGCCAGCCCCGCCGAGATAGCGAACGCCAGCGCCCTGGCCGCCCGGCGTGCCGGTCATCAGGTACGGCCCGTCGATCGACCAGCTTCCGTCCGCCTTGAGGATCTTGTTGCCCATCCGGGTGATCGCCGTGTCGATCGGGTTGCCGAAGAAGAGCGCCCCGTTGCCACTGTTCGATCCGAGCGCGGTCTGCGCAGCCCCGCCGTAGAACCCGTAGGTGGTCGCCCCGCCCTGGATGTTGCCGGTGGCGATGAAGATCCCGTCCGTCTTCAACTGCCCCGAGGAGGCTCGATAGAGGTTGGTGTCGAACCCGGCCGAAGGGACGGCCCACTGCATCTTCCCGTCGCCCATCACCGCCCAGGAGGGGTTCGCGTCGGAGGAGGCGAGCTTGTTGGAGATGATCCTGGTTGCGGCCGGGACGACGGTGTCCTGGGGGAGCTTTGCCCCCGACTCGACTTTCACCCAGGACGAGCCAGATCCCTTGATAGCGACCGTCCAGGTGAAGCACTCGTCGGACGCGGACATCGACGCCGCCGCGGTGCCACTCGCGCCAGCGGTCGCCTGGACCTTCTCCATCATGTAGATCAGGCTGTTGACGTAGTACTCGGTGCGCTCTGTCCAGCCCGCCGCCGGAGTGCCGTTGAACAGCCCGACCATGTTCAGGACGATCCCGAGCAACATCTCGTTGCCCGTAGTCGTCGTGACCGAAGGCACGGACGGCGTCGAGGTGCCCTGCGCTGAACCCCAGAACGCGGTCACGTCGATCGCGCTGCCGGTGTAGGCGACGATCGTCCCCTGCGCCTGCTCCGAAGCGCTGACCGAGAGGGTGAGCGTCGCGCCCTCAGTGCCGTCCGCGATCTTCGTGTAGACGACGTTCATCCCGCGCGTGTCGCCGTGCAGTTGCGCGCCGAGCGATGTCCAGCCCGAAGGCGTGGTGGGAGCGACCGCTGCACCGCCGCTTGAGCGGTACAGCCAGAGCATCATCACAAGGATGTCCCCGGCGACCACGCCGGACGGCATGGTCATCGCCAAGCTGGTGCTGGCAGAAGGGGCGCTGTTCGCCTGCGACTTGAACGCTGGCGGCGAGGACTGCCTCTGGTACAGGTCGCCGGTCGCCAGGTCTTCGTACAGGTAGCCGACGCCACCGAGTCCGGCCGAGGGAGCGCCGCTTCCGACCAGGTAGGTGGTTCCAGCAGCTAGCGCCACACCGTTGACGAAGAAGCCGCCCAGAGCGTCGATGCCGCCCCCGGTCTTCAGCATCGCCGAGGCGGAGCGGTAGAGGGTCGTATCGGCGGCGTTACCGAAGACGATCGTCGGCACACCAGCGTTGCTGTAGAGCCTCACCTCGCCCGTGGTCGAGTAGGCGGCCTTCAACTCCCCGACCGCCCAAAAATCGTTCTGAGCGGTCATTAGCCCCGTGCCCGACCAGGTGAAGCCTGCGTTCGTCGCCGAGGCTCCTCCCGGCCCGAACATGAAGCGGCCGTTGCGCGCCTCGAAAGCAGGATTCGCATC